ACGCACAGCGCATGAAGGTCATGTGCATTCAGTCAATCCTACCGTTATGGGGCAAATGGAGCCGAAGCAGAAGGACATACCCGCATTGTTCGCCACGAATGAACAGGGTCATCCCGCATTGTTGAGTGGTGATTTGTGGAAATCCGATGATAATTATGAGGCAACGGGAGTGTTTGAGAAGGTAATCACACCTGCTCACACCATCTATGATCTGTCATCTGTTGATGATCTCAAAGGCTTCACTGGTGATTGGATAGTTCAGAAGAAACCGATAGGGAAGCGCATATTCGTGGTGAAGAGTGGAGGGCATATCAAGGCCACCGATAGTCGGGGGCATGATGTGAACCTTCCTCCCGATGTGCGAAAGGGAATACGGGAGCAGGTTGGGGACTGCACCTTTGACGGAGTGTTGCATGATGACAAGTTCCGAGCGATAGACCTACTCGTTCACAAGGGAGATGACATTCACATGGAGAAATTGGAGGATCGGCTGCAAATCCTTCGCACCATGTATGAGACGGATGAAGCGGTGTCATTCCCCATGCCCGCTGACTGCAAGTTCACGGATCGGGATGGGTTGAGAAAGAACGTAGATGCGATAGGTGGAGATCTTTGGCTCCGTGATGCTTCATCCACCTTCATGAAGGGCAAGGAGAATCACTACAAGTGGGTTCTCTATACACCTGATGGTGACGATGTTTCCAAGATATGTGGTCCCGTGCCTTCGGTTTGTCGTCGCAACGGAAGTGTGGTGTTGGAATATCCCGGGCATCCCTCACCGATTGTGGTGAAGGGGGATTGGAATGATGACATATTCACTGTTCAGACTATCGAACCATCGTCACCATTGGCTATTCATGCCGAAAAGCAGATTCAGTTGTGGGGTCCGGTGGCCGCCCATCTGCTCAAGTATGACATAGCGGAAATCACTCCTTATCCACCAACAATCACAACGGTGGGAACAACCGTATTCACCCGTGCTGCACTGTTGGATGAGAGTGGAGGGGAGAGTGATACACAACACATGCTCACGCACGCACGCAAGGTATTGATGGATGCTGACGATGCTATGACCCCTGCTGAATTGAAGGCAAGGGTGCAGGGTTTGACTGATGAACTGCTTGATGAATTGGGCGGAGAATATGGCTTGGAACGCACTGAACGGGGAAAATGGACAGTCAATGAAGCCCTTGATGATGAGATGATTGAGTCGAAAGCAATATCTACACCCCTCGCACGGGTTTCAGGTAGTGTGCAAGGTGGTGGTTGGAGTGGGGCGATGGATATGCTCACTGCTCCCCGTGGTCCGACCGAACTCACTGATGAGGAAGGAACGCCCATGTTCGACCCGTATCAGGCGGGAGAGGGTGATATGCCGCCACAACCAACGCACATCAAGATCCGAAGTGTCGATGGGCAGGGAGAGGAAATAGAGGCTGAGTTGGAAGTGGAAGGCACCCAAGCCACCTTACGCTATCCACAGAAAACTCGCACCAAGGCAAAAGAGGAAGAGGAAGTGAAAGTGCCCGTGAAAGAGGAACCGGAGCCACCAATGGGTGGCCCTGCACCCCCTCCCCCACCAAGCGGTTAAATAGCATAACATGAACTCGGTCTTTTTAATGGTGCAATCAATCCTTTGGTCTGCTACTGGCTCTGAGTTCATTCTCAAGGCCGAAAGTGACGGCGATCTGGTGATTGCGGGCTACGCCAGCGTGGACATGGTGGATAAGCAAGGTGACAGAATCCCCGTGTCCGCTCTCAAGAAGGCGTTTAAGACATTCATGAACAATCCATCCTACCGAAATGTGCAATTGGCGCACAGTGGTATTCAAGTGGGTGAAGTGCTATCTACCTACACAGATGGAGAAGGTCGTGTATGGAAGTCCGAGGTTGATGATCATGGTCTGTTCGTCGTCTGCAAGATCCGTGATGACATCGAGAAGGCCCGTGAAGTTCAAAATCAGGTTCGCAGCGGTGAATTGAGAGCATTTTCCATTGGGGGTCAAGCCCTGTTCCGTGTGTCCAAGACCACAGCAGAACATGGCTCCCACCGTGAAATCACGGACATGGAATTGCACGAAATCACCTTGTGCAAGAAGGGCATCAACCCTGAAAGCACATACACCCTACTGAAAATGGATGATGATACGATGAGCAGTGAAAACACAGAAACCCTGACCGAGATTCGTGATGCACTATCACGAATCAATAAGCAGATACAGACGAATGAGGAACCGGAAGAGGAACCACAGCCCGTTGTTCAGAAGGAAGAGGAACAAGCGGCGGTTGCTTACATCGACTCGTTAGAGAAGTTCGCTCACGCACAAGGCGTCGATCTGAATGGATTGCGAGGCCACTTCGGCCTCGACAAGGCATACATGATCGGCATCGACGGCGAGCATGGATTCAATCACCGGGGACAGGGCGACCTCGTTGGCAGCGGTGAGGATGCGACACTTGCATCTGCACCGAGCCTCCCGAATGCGAAGTCCAACAAGTACGTCATCAAGCAGCCGCAGGTTCCGGCGATGAGGAACCCCGCCCCACGGGGCGACCGACAGGTCATCAAGCAGGGACTCGACCTTTCACCACGCTCTCTTGAGCGAGGATACACAGCATACTCATCCATCCGTGATGAGGAAGCCGTGAAGGCACTCGTTGAGAAGGAGTGGAATGACCGCTACGATGATGAGACACAGAAAGCACTGGAAATCCAGAAGGCCAACGACCACTCGACGCAGATCAACATTCTCCGAGAGGAAATCAACGCTCTCCGAGGCGAGAACATTGAGATTCAGAAGTCCGCAGTGCCGGTTCCGGCGCAATCGGACATCAGAGTTCCCACCCACGAAGAGTACATCGCTCTTGGCAACGACATTGACGGGTGGAGGGCATTGGAAGAACTCGGCCAAAGGGCCATTCATGGAGCGGTAGTGAACCGGGGTTGATGAAAGATGAGCGGAAGTGTAGGTTATATTAGAACGATTGAGGACATGGAACGCCTGTACTACGGTGCAGGTGTAGGGATGAACGCATGGGCATACAGCGGAACGGACCTCTTGAAGGCCGACTCTCCGCTGATGAGTTCAACAGCGGGAACCTACCAAGCGATCTTCGGACGCAAGGTGTGGTCGCAGTTGAATCAGGAGTTCAACGCATTCAGCATTCTCCCCAAGAAGCCGTGGGAGAAAAGCGGTTGGAGAGTCACCACAGCCAAGCCTGACTTCGCAAAGGGCGGCGGTGTTGGTGAGAACGCAACCCTCCCCGAAACGAGCAAGCCCACCTTCGTGCATGTCAGCACGAAGCCCAAGACAGTGGCGCATACCTTCGATCTCTCCGAGACGGCGATGTTCCTTGCCGACAAGGATGACGGACTGGGCGATGCCCGAGCCGTCATCAAGATGGAGATGGCGAAGCACCACACCGAACACATCAACAAGATGCTTCTGCAAGACTTGGACACCACGGCAGGGAACGACTTTGAGTCCCTTGACCGTGTGACTTCCTCGTCTTTCGTGGAAACAGCAGCCTTCGCAGATGTGAGCCATTTGTCGGATCACAACATCTACAACCTGACCCGAACCACTGGGTCATCCCAAGAATGGTTCGATGCACAGGTGGACGCAGGAGCCACAGGAGCCGAGCGTGCCCTCACGCTGAACACCCTTGACGGAATGTTCCGACAGGTGTGGGAGGCTGGTGGACAGCCGAAGGTCATCCTGACCGGCTACGATACGCTTGAGACCATCCAGCAGTTGCTTCAGCCGCAGCAGCGATTCGTGGAGATGAAGCGAGTTGTTCCGGGCGTGAACGGCGTCAAGGGTGTTCCGGGCATTCAGGGTGGATTCATGGTGGCGACCTACAACGGCGTCCCCATCATCCCATCGAAGGATGTTCACAAGGAGTCGGGTGGCAGCAGCCGCCTATACTTCCTCGACACTGACTACCTGTGGTTCACCACAGCCAAGCCCACCCTCTACCATGAGTCCGGTATCGAGACCGGCGACCCCTTCGGGATCAACCGCCTCGGCCAAATGGGACTCTTCCACACGATGGGAGAACTCATCTGCACCTTCTTCAAGGCAAGCGGAAAAATCAGGGACTTGAGTTGAGAGAAAGACATAGACAGGAGATGATGAAAAATGGTGAACACTAACCTTACAGGGGCACTCGGTTCTTGGAGATCAACTTCGGTTGAACACGCCATTAGGAGTTCATAAGCGGCTGCTTTTTCATGTTCCAAGCAATAGAAGAAGTGCGTTCCACCACCATCTGCCGACATCAATTGCGTTTCATAGCCATCTCTGCCACATTCAAAGCACTGCGGGGCATCTCGCTGCCCGGAATAGATGCGACCGGGTGAATGAAACTGATCGCCATCACGGATTCGGCCCAACTTGAGAATCGAAAAACCCACGTTGATGGCTGTTTGACTCATCACTCATCACCCTCGCCGCCATCTTCGGCTTGTTCCTCGACGGCGGGTTCGGGTTCTTCTGCAAGTGCGTCCGCACGGGTGATGAGAGAAACTTTCGTGGCTGTCCTCGGGGTTGATTCACCCCGGGCCGAGAACCACTTGATCATCTCCTGTCGAGTCCAATTGACATTGAAATCCACTTCTGCGTTGGCGGAGTCGTCATGCTCCACCACAGCGAGAAGTTCCTCGGCATCGAGATCGGTGACTTCCCACTGGGGGAAACCCGATGAATTGAAGCGTATAGCCAGTTCCTCGGGAATGTCATCCCGTGTCATGCCACGGGCGAAACCGAAAGATAGCCCTTCATGGTGGAACTCAACATAGGCCCGGTCGCCCACATAT